CTTAAAGAAGTTATTAATAAATGCACACATCTCACCACAGATGAATGTAAGTTCAATGTCAAACTTATCGTTTGCATCAAAGTCTTCTTCTGTGAAGAATTTCTTTACCATGATAATGCCTCAGCAGTAATAGGAAATTGTTCTTTAAATATAACTCTTGCCTTCTCCACTACATCCATGTGTTCTTTCTGTGTACCATGTGCTGAACGTAAATCTATATAGTGAATCCAACTACGAACACTACCTGTCATGTATAGTTTGGTAGGTGTAGCAAGAGGCAGTACAAATCTAGCACACTCCTTAGCAATACCTGCTTCAAGCATCTCTTTATATAATTTCATTCCATTGACAAAGTGTCTTTGCATTTTAATTTCAAAATCCTGTTGCATTAAAGGATCTATATCATCAATACTATTCTGTCTATTCTTCTCGTCCTGTCTACGTAGTGCAGGTAGGGGTATCTCTTTACCTAGCAAACTACTATCAGCATAACGCTGACTAAATTCTTGAAATGTAAATGATCTATGTCTTAATATCTGAGCAGCAAGACCACGAGTAGTCTCAATCTGTACTGTCATGTGTGCTTGCTCAAAGATAGACCAATGACCATGCTCAATACAATACTTTAACAGTCCAGCAACCTTTGGGTTGTCTTGATTGTTAGGGTTTGATACTCGTGCAATATAACCAATAGTCTTCTCCGCTTCTGGAGTGACTGAAATCAAACTAACATTCATGATCTAAGTATGCGTGAAATCCAACAAAGGACAAATGCTTGCAAGTAATTGATTGCTGCAAGACCAAACAATCCTGGTATTAACCAGTTCCATAACCACATCAGAATGATGGGTGACAGAAATAATTTATAAGTGAACTTGAGTACTTGTCTACCACGTTCCTCGTTAATCTTTTTCTCTTTCTTCTCTTTAATTTCTTCTTGCTCTTCAAGATTCTTTTCTTCAAGGGCACGTTTAGGATCAAAGTATACAGAGGTAGATTTACCTGTTGTCATCATTTCTTTTTAGGTGCAGGAGGTGGATCTAAAGGATGTTTTGCATTCTTTTTCTCATCTTTCTTTGGGAAACTCCAAGTTTTAGAGTTTGCTCTACCTTCTGTTTGAATAATTTTCTTCAGACCTTTCTTATACTTGTCGTAATAATGGTCAAAGACATCAACCTGTTTATTAGCGACTAGTAAATCGTGTGATAAGACACCACCTTCATCCTCATACTCAACTAGGTATGAATTTGTGGGTAGTTTTTTATCTTTTCCTGCTTGGGGATCACACTTCGTCTTAATGACAGTGAAAGTCATGATCTGTTTTTACCCCAAACAATTTGAGGGAATGCTTCTTGAACTACTGATTTAGTGATACGATACTTCTTCTGAAGTTTCTTATCTTTAACAAGGCAAATAACTTCTGCTTCAGACTCATGTAGTCCTTCTAAAAGTTGTACAAACATTGACTCACGTTTCAATACAGGTAGATTATCTTGTCCACCTTTAACAAAACGGAATAAACCTTTGTACTCCTTTGCTAATCTAGTGTGTTCAGTACCAGCAGGTGCTTCGTTAGGATTGTAAGGTACATCTCCTTCTGGAAGCATGCTCTTCACTTCTTCATCATAATTCCAAATAAGAATTGAACGAAGTGCCTGAGTATTATAGGTCTGAAGAAGATCTATTTTCTCCTTCTTGGTCTTAGCGTTAGATACTTTTTTGAGTACCTCGCTAACCAACAGTGCATTAACGTCAACTTTTCTAGGCATGATTAAGTCTCCTCGTCATCATCTTCATCATTAGTTTCATTAGGTTCTAACCTCATATACAAAAGTTCATCGTGGATGATGTTACCATCTATATCAGTCATCTCAGGATGGATAACTGCTTTAGTATACGCTGCGTTCTCAATGTAATCTTCAACGTATCCTTTTGCTAGCCAACTTGTGACTAACCCTAATATGAATGCTCCAACTGTCAGCATTGAAAAAATTACAATTACTTCAGATTGCATAGCACTCTCCGTAACAGGCACAAGTATTTAGCTAGATGATGGACTGCTCTCGTAAATACGTAACCGTCTCGGAGCATCCTCCTAGTTGGTCACCATTCATTACAACTTGTGGGAAGGTAGAACCGTTTCCAAATTGTTGATAGAATGATTCACGATCAAAGTGTTCACCTAGTTTATATTCACGATAATTAAATCCTTTACCTGCTAAGACTTGTTTAACTCTATCACAGTAGGGGCAACCAGTGCGGGTGTAAACCGCAAAGTTTTTTTGCATGAGTAACCTTAAAAAAAGTATTTATTACCTCAGAATTCTACTACTATTTGTCTTTTTTGTCAAGCTTTTCTCTTTTTGTGAGATATAAAAACGTCTTGGCATAAAGAATTTCTGCCTCTGTCCAGAGAGATTTATTCTTGATTATTTTCTTCGCTGCTTTCTTGTCCTTCATTAATGTTCCTTATATGGTATAAATTACTGCGGTGATACTTCTGGTTGTTCTTGACCTTACGAATAAATTGTCTACGACCTATCTTCTTACGTTCTTTGAAGATCTTATTCAAAGATTCCAATTCATCTAGAGTTCTCCTCATTTCTGTTTCAGATTTCTTTTGACGAACATGCTTCATAGCATCTTCAGTCTCACCTAGTGGAGTAAACTCTGCCTGATCTCCTTCAATTTGTTGTTGAAGTTCCTCTGGGAGTTGATCTTTAGGTATCTTAGGTAGTTCCATTATGCAGTTGGTTCAAATCTACAGGTAATTAGGCATACTCTTTGTGAAGTAGTAGCACTAACGATTTCAAATTTAGTCGTAACGTCTGCCTCAGCATTAGCCTCAGTTGCTTGATCAATAACAACCTGAATAGATGATTGTGGATCAATAGTCTGATTGAGACTGTTGTCTGGTACAGCCCAGTTATCGCGTGAACTATTTATCACGTCAACTCCATCTATTATAACACGAATTCTAAACTTACCGCAACCTGTTGTTGTACCACCAAGATGGAAGAGTTGACAATCATTTGTATCTGGTACTATAACATCAATACTACCCTGTGATGTGGTTGCATCAGTATAAGTAGCACAACCAGTAGTAGCATATCCACTAGGAGCATGAACTACTTCTAAGAATCCAGTAGTACCAAACAGAGGAGGAGTAGCAGCAAGACCAGTATTAATAGTAGACTCTTCACCATCTTTAAAGAGTGCTTGTCCTACTCCCATACGACTGTTAAAGATTTCATGAGCAGCATTCTCTATATTATTAACCACCTTCTTAATCTTAACTACAGAACTATAACCTGGTGACAGACCAGAAACGTTGAGTATATCTCCAGCTGCATATCCACTACCACTTGCTTTCATAGCATCAATTGAAACTATAGAATCATAGGTATCAGAACCACCTGCAATAGGTTGGAATGTCATGGTTAATTCTAGTCCAGTACCACTACCACCAGTCATAGCATAGTCAGCAGTAATAACTTGATCTAAGTTAGACCAACCAGAACCATTGTCTTCACGTTGTACAAAATCTAAGTAAGTAACATCCTCCCATTCACCATCCATGTTTAATAGTTGGAATTCATCTGGTATTCCAGCACCAACCTGAACAACAGGTTGTACATTCATAATAGTAAAGTTAGCATTACAATCATCACCATCATTGTCTTTCATACAAAGTCTAGTACTGTTATCTTCAACAGTAAATCCACCAGTGATACCATTATAAGTTACGTTGTTAGTTCCCGAACCAGTAATAGTCACCGTGTGTGATTCAGTACCAGTCTGTCCTGTCTGTGTCCATGTCTTACCACCAAATTGAATAGTATCTACAGCAGTACCAGCAGTGTTAGGATTATCACTCCACTGTAGTTCAAGAGATACACTTGCAGATCCACTACCACCAGAAGAAACTAAATCACCATTACTATCAAAGACTACTTGTATAGGTGCTGTAGGTGTATTACCTGTAGTACTAATTCGGAATCCCCATCCACCAGGATTATATTGCCACTGATATGCTGTAGTATCATTCCATTTAGTGTTAGTACATCTTACTAACAGTGTTCTAGGACCTGACGTTACATACTGTGTGAACGTAGCATCACCATTAGTAGCAAATCCTACTGACAGAGGTCCGATCTGAGAACCATCTAAGTAGAACTTAACATCATCATCACCACAAACTTCCCAAACATATTCTTGAGAGTTAGGGAACAGAATATTATATGTAATCTCTTGCTGCATAGCAGGTAGTGTACATACAGCAGGGTTGACCCAACACATATGTTCATTAGCAAAGGTACTCCATAGTGGATGTGTTACTGCAAATGATTCTGGTATTGTCTTGTACTGGAAGACATAACTCTGTGCAGTAGTAGTGATAGTTGAATCAAAGATGTTCAACATCACAGTACCATATGATTTAAGATATCCACCTGTAGGTAACATAGATGCAGTAATATCTCCATTAGAAATTGCTTGCTGTATCCATGCACCTGGTGTAGGTGTTGCTGCTTCAAACTGTGCGTAATTTAAACTACCATCATATACATTACCAGTATTCAATTCTAATAGATATGATGCAAAACCATGGAATGTTGATGGAGGTGACTTCAATACTTCTACGTTCTCTA